AACCACTGCTCTAGCTACAAATAACCAGGTACGTTTCCCCCCAACTAACACACAGGTGTTTGCAAGAGCTATGTCGAAACGCAAGATGGAGGCTGCTTTTAAGGGCTACGACCAGTCAAGTGACGGTGGTACCGTTCATTCATCATTCTCCACGGCCTCGCCAACTACACGCCGCCGGAAACTCCTACGTCGCATGAAGGCGAACAGCGCCGTGGCGCAGGAGACTGAGGCCCTCAAGGATCTCTTCCAGCACATCAAGATCCTTGGGCGCGTGGACGCCTACAGCAAGCTCAACAAAGACCTCGAGATTGCTGATCCCGACCCTGAGATCATGAACTACACCTTGGAGCACCCACCCCCAATACCATTATTCAAGGCCGAGGAGTACACCTTCGTCAATGCGTGTACGCCCGTGGAGATGGCCCACCTCCGTCACTTTGACCGCCCCAACCACACGCCAGACGACAAATACATCGCCTCTATCGAGAAGGCCGCCGAAACCGTCGCCCAAATTCTGGATTTGCCGGAGTACCTCTTCTTTCCGGACGTTGAGGATCTAGCACGGGTAAAGTACTACCCAAAGAAGTTCGCGGGTATTGAGTACGCCATAATGGGCCTCAAGACCAGGGAGGAAGCCGAGCCGGTGGCGCAAATGGACGCTGAGGAAGCTTACCACCGGCTGCTGAAGGGAGAGAGGGTCGCTCCTCATGATGTGCGACTGGGGGGGCGAGGGAAGGTGACCAAGATGGACCGCACCACTGCCGAGGCCAAGATTCCCGCCGTGGGACGTCTAATCCTCATGATGAGCCACCGTGACCTGAAGATCGCGGGCATAACGGAGAACCAGTTGACGAAGGCATGGAGCGCCCCCCACTACCCCATTGCAGTGGGGCAATCATGGTATCATGGAGGTTCCCAGCAATTCGTGGACCGCATGCACCCATACGAAAAGTTCTACTGCTTCGATGCCAAGAAGTTCGACTCTGGGATCAATGAATGGATGGTTCGCCTAGCCGTGAACATCTGTCGCCGGCAGTATTACGAAGGCATGGATGCGCGCTACAATGCATACTGGGAGTTCGTGATCGAGAGTTTGTTGTCGGCACCGATCTACAGAGATGATGGCGTGCGCTTCCAGAAGTTCGTTGGCACCACCAGCGGCCACTCGCACAACACCTTGCTTCAGTCCATCATCACCCTCATCATCGGCTACGCCGCTCTGTTTGAGGCCGATCCTGAGCTGACGCTCGACAACATACGAGAGCACGCTTGGTTGGAGTCGTTGGGGGACGATAACATCATGGGCCTATCACTGCGCTTGGCGCACCTATCCACGGAGGATGTGGCGCAATTGGTAGGGGATATGGTGCAAATTGACTGGTGGGGAAAGAAGTCCTTCTCAACCACGAGGCTGCTGGACGCTATACAGGGGGAGTTCGAAGGGATTCAATTCCTGGGCAAGTACTGGTACCTTGCGGAGCACCCACTTCTGGATGGGGCTGTTAAGCTACCACTCCCCTATCGCCCAGCGGTTGAGACCTACCTGCGCCTGCTGTTCCCAGAGTATGGTACTCTCACGCCCAACGAAACCTATTTGAGAGTGCTGGGCAATTATATAGATGCTGCTGGGAATCAGGCGATGGAGTCCTGGTTACAGGGGTTGCTAGACTACTTGGAGCCCAAGGTGGAGAGTGTGGCTGAGGATTGGCCGCCTAACTTCAAGCGCATGGTGTCCAGGGACTACAGCAACGTGGGGGTTGAAGTTCCCGCCCCCCGACGTCTAACTTTTGAACAGTGGAGGGACCTGGTGGTACTGGACAGGGAGGAATATCGCAAGCAGTGGCCAACTGCGAAGATGCAGAAGGGACTAATGCGTGGTAGTTGGGATTACTAGTGGCCTGTGATTTCGTGCGTTATATATGTC